CGGGGGTACACATTCCAACCCATCACCCACAGAACCGGGGGTACCAGACACCGAATTAGCGGTTTCCCTCATTCTGCTGAGTGCTTCCTGACCTGTTATTACAGGCTTTTCGGACTCTGGCGAAAGAGATACTGTTATATCGTTTTCCGCCAGAAAGTCTACTGTTTTCCTACCGTAGTAGGGTTTTTTGGGGACTGCTAGTAATGTCCCGTTCCAGTCTTTATTATCCTTGCGTGAACTATTGCAGCTTCGGCAAGCAACTACCATATCCGAGGGCTTCTCCGCCCCCTTAGATGGGTGCAGATGGTCATAGGTTCCGCCGCGTGCTGATTTTTGGTCTCCCCAATAAACGACTTTTCCACACCATCTACAAGCGTCGCCGTCTCTTAGTCGAACCGGAACGATTATCGACTTGTTGCGGTTGTCGTTCTTGCGGCGGTTCTCCCAGTCGATTTCTTCCTTTAGCCGCATATGGAATAGTTCAGGATCATCAAGAAGTTTGTAAGCCGTATTTCCGTCTTTGGAAATCTCTTCAAAGTACCCGCAAGCAATAGCTGCCTTTATCAGCTCTTCAGCGCGGCTAAAGCCTGCGATGGCGCGAATAGTACCCAATTCGACAATGTAATCAGATTTGTGCGATGCAGACATAGACGCTGCCAGAGCCGCAAATCCGAAAAGCTCCATTTTTAGGCGTTCATCCGCTTGTGGTAACTCTAATGCCCTGAGAACCACAGGGTGAGACGCTGCTGTGTCTCCAACTCGTAGCCAGGGCATATTTCCTCTTCCAGGGGGGTTCGTTCTTTTGGTTCGTTCTTTGTACTTATTAAGGTACACAAGCGGCGCGGTTTTTTCAAATTCACGCGCCGCTTGCGTCCAATATTTCCATTTTAGACTATCGGGTCTGTACCGATAATGCCTTCAGCTATCGTATCAATCATAACTTGCGAGCTTTCGATAACCTGAGTGCGATTCTTGATTTCGTTTTCTGTAGGCTCTTTCCCCTGCTTGAGCAAGACAATAATATGCCCGCTGAAGTTGAGGTAAATCCGGTTTGCTTCAGACATGGTAATCGGCGACCCGTACAGCGATTCTGCTTTCTTGAGCTTAGCTATATCAGCTATCCCTAACCCGGCGCTTAGCGGCTCTGGCCGTAATTCCCGCGAGTTAAACTCCTTGAGAATTTGCCTATATGGCCATGAGTCCCATCCTGCTAATGCCGTCCGCACCTCAGCAGATGTACCCTTCTCTGATACAAGGGTGAAGCTAACCGTGTTTTCATATCCTGTCTCAAGATCAATATCAACAGTGTCTTTCACGTCTTCAGATTCCAGAACCTTCACAATGGCAGGAATCCGCTTGAAGCTGAAGGCAAAATCTTCTGGCACGCCGTCCATTGCCACAATCGGAATGAGCGCGAGCGCGGTTGTTGTTCTGTTTGTTGCGGTTAGGGTTAGTAGTGGCTGGCCGCCGTTGTCTCTGGTTGTGGTTGCGAAGATTAGGTTTTGGTAGCCGTGTAGTTCTTTTTCTTCTTTGGAGGGGTTGCGGGCGATTGGTTTTAGGGCTTCGAGTGCACTTATGAGTCGGCTTGCTGGTACGGTTATTCTCATTTTTGTGTTCTTTCTGGTTGTGGTGGTTTAGCGGAGGGCTGCTAGTTTTACGCCTAGCGGGTCATGGATTGCGTTCTTTGCTGAGTGCCTTTGCGCTTCTTTGAATGCGGCGCTGTAGTCTTTTTCGGCGCGGGCTGATGCTGTCTTGCAGTCGTTGCAACCCCATACCCAGCCGCCGCCGCCGTATTCTGTTTTTTCGACTTGGGTGTGGTGTGATCGCCATTCGGTTTTGTTTGGTTCAGGGCAGCTCATAAATCCGTTCCGCCATACTTCAGGCTTTTGTACCCATCCGAGCCATGCGAGTACTTTTTCTTTCTCTGCGGGGTGTAGCGAGCGCATTTTTGCGATGCGTTCTTGGAGGGCTGGGAGTTTGACTGCGGTGACTGTTTCGGCTTTGCGCCAATCGTCGAGGGCGGCGTGTGTGTGGGTTTTGATTTTCTTGCGCCCGGCGGCGGGGATTCCGGTTAGGGTGTGGCCGTGTCCTGCTTTGCCTAGTAGGCGGTCAATGTCTTTGGCTGGGATGTACAGGGTTCCTTTGACGAATAGGAAGCGTACAGTGTTTTCGAAGTCGCTGTTTACCCATCCGTGGGAGTAGATTTCTTGAACTGCTTCTTCGCGGCTGCGTTCACGGAATGCGGGTAGGGTTTGTTCGTTCTTCATTTTTTTGGTTTCTCTTTCTTTGGAAGGGTTGCAGGGGGTTATGCTTCGTTGTCGATCACGAAATCGGCGTATACGTATTTGGTCATGCCGTGCCAGATGTATACCTGCTGTTCTTTGTGGTTCACTTCGAGCTGTGCAGGTGTGGCTATGGCTTCAATGATGGCGGATGCGATAGCGTCTGTTCGATTGTAGGGGTTGTCACCGCGCCATGTGGCTACCGCTTTGGCTTTTACGGCTGGTTTTTCCCAGGGTTTAGTTTGGATGGTGATTTCTGCTGCGTGAGTCATTTTCGTTCCTTCGTTCTTTCTATTCTTTGGTGGTGTGTAATGGGAGCATGGTTGCGTCTAGCAGGTCTGCACGTTGGAACCGTCCAATGAGTTCAGTTAGGCAGTTTATAGCCCCTGCTAGTTCGAATGGTTCAACTTCGTTTACTAGCGCATGTTTGATTGAGCCTAGTAGCTGACTGTTGGTTGCATCTGGGTAGATGCGGGTTCCCTCGTTCTCGTTGTTCATGGTGTGTCCTTTCTTAGCGGTGTGCTGCTTTGGATCGCCCTGTTAGCCGATCAGTGAATGCGGTCATTGCTGACAGGTTGGCCTTGAATACTTCTGCATCTGAGATTTCAGGTACTCGCTCTAGAGTGTCTGCGATGTGTTGCAGGTGGGATTCTGCGAACCTTAGATTTCCAGAGGGGCCGCAAGCGCGGCGGCCTCCCAGATGTGGGTACAGGCCCTTTGTTGCCCTATCTCTGAGTGTTCGAGCGGATAGTACGCCGCCTAAGAGTTCAGATGCTTCTTCAGGTGTGTATACCTTTTCGCCTATTTTCATGCTGCCACCGGCTCCTTTGCTTTAGCGTACTTTTCTGCTTTGGCGTTCATTTCTTCGAGTGCCCATTCTTGAGCATGAGTATTCTCCCAATGCTCTTTAGCTTCCTGTTGCAGGTTTTGAATCTCTTTGCGGGCTTTGGCCATCGAGCCGTGATATGAGGGGAAAATCGTTTTCTCCCACACGCAATGCTTGCAGCTCAACGACATCATGGCGTTAGCCGGTTTGCCGTTCGTACCACGGACAACGTCTTTCTTCTGAGTGAATGCTGATAACATTGCTTTCTCCCTAGCTGATTTCGAGAACTTCAGATAGATTCGCTTGCCTGCTTCTATCCGCTTATTGCGGGCTTCAAAAAACCCTTTTAGTTCGTCTGGATACTCTGGACGTGGTTCAGGTCTTAGCTGTGCAGGAAGCGGCTTCCTTGGAGGCTTCGCCGCCTGAAACTCTTCCTTCGTGATGGTCTTACGCTTTAGCCTTGCCACCCATCGCACGCGGCAACTCTCGCAACCTTGCGTCCACTTTCGGCGATCCCCGCCGCATTTCGAACAAACATCCCCGATCATAGTTTGATGCTCCTATTCCCAATAGCTGAGTTCATGTAAGCGCGAGAAGATTTGATGTTTTCCACTCGCTTAGCCTCCCAGGCTTTCAACGTCTTCTGCGTAAAAAGCAAGCCTGTACGGTCATCCGTCATAGCGTCTGGAACGAGGCGGTTCTGTACGCGGTTGAACATGCGCTTCACCGTCTGCACCTGGATTCCCAGATGCTCTGCTGCCTGCTCAATCGTTAGCAGGGTTTCCCCTGGATGCTCTGCCTTATATGGAGTCTCAGACGGCAAATGAGCGAACTTAACGGCGTATCCTACAGCCACGGTGCCTGCTCCTTCTTGAACTGCTCCTTCTCTTCAGTGCTGTTCCACATGCGGTAATCCCACAGAAGAACCGTTGCCACCGTGAAGAAGATCGTTCCAAACGTTGCGCCGTTCGCAACCATCACACCATTAGCGAGCGCTGAGTATACGGCCCCTACGGCGCATATGATGGCTAGGATTGCTGTTGCTGCTGCGGGGTAGATTTCAAATTTCATTGGTTCGTTCCTTACTTTTTATTGATGATTTCGATCATCTTGTATAGGTGTCCTTCGAGAAGGGTTAGCTTGTACACCTCTGTGCTTGTCTCTGACAGTTTTCTTTCTAGCTCTTTCTTTTCCGCGATGCGTTCAGAGAGGCTTTCCTGTGTTGTCTTGAGCTGTTCTTGTAGAGGCCCTAGAATGTCTTTGCCTGTTTCTTTCATCTCTGCTGTTGCCCTTCCTCATTCACTTTTTAATATCGCTTCGAGCTTATAATCGGCGCTGTTCTTTTTCATTTTCGCTGCCCATCCGATAATTTTTACTAGATACTTATGTTCAGTACATCTGTTTGCTAGCCCTTCTAACTCAGCGGTTAGTTCGTAGAGGTTTGCAACATCTTCTTTTATAAGATTGATTAAATCTTTTGGGGCTTCCACCCTCTCGTTAGTCATTTTTGCTTTCTCCTTCTGTTTCTAACGGGCGGTAATCCTTTCGTATCCTTACCGTGCCATCTGATAGTTGCTTAATTGTGCATGAGTTCAAGCTGTCATACAGTGCATAGGCTGTGTAGTCTTGCCCTCCATTCAACGGTGATATTTCCATCTGGTTTATTTCACCGTCCATAACGATAAATTCTTGCGCGATACTGATAGCGAATTTTGTAAATTCCTCAATTCTGTTCATCATTTGGTTATGCCTCTTTTCGTATTACTCGCCGTACCATGTAGCCCCTGTCGTATGCAGATGCGTTTATGATTGTTCGTATTTGGCCGGGGCCTTTCGTCTGAATTGTTACTTGGATTCCTAGCTTTCCATGTTCCGCATAGTAGTTCTCTATTACTGAACCGGGCGCTTCTTTGCCTGCGATGGTGCGAACACGTTCGTAGATTGACTTTGCCATTTCTTTAGTCTCCTTGGATGATCCAGAAGTCAAATTTTGAACCGTTTATAACTCGTGTGCTTAGCTCATTTATGGTTACATTCATAGGAATTACGCGGCTTCCTGGTACAGCATCTTCCAAAGCGTCCATAAGTAGCGATGTAATCGCTAGAGAGCTTTCCCAGCCTTTTAGCTTTATCTGCTTTACGTTGTCTTCGATCTTTTTATAAGTTGGTTCATCAAGAGTTCTTACCGCGTCTGTTACTTCAATATCTTTCCGGTTGCTGGCAACCTCAAAAAATATCGTGTTGTACATGATTCTCTCCTTTAGTTCACAGCCTCAAAATCGTCTTGAGTTACTTCTTTAGCGGTCAGTACCGCTTTCGCGTAGGTTTTGAGTGTTTCCATTACCTCTTGCTCCATTGAGCGTTTGGTTTCTTCGCTCTCAATGGCGGGCATGGCTTGAGCGATTTTGTTCACGCGGTAGCTGACCTCGTTGAATTTTCTGACCGCTTCGCGTGCAGCCTCGCTCATGTCTTTTATGAAGACTACCGGCATTTCTTCCATTTCGTTCTTTCCTTTCTTCTGTACCTGTTTAGGTACGTTGTGGGCATATTTTTTATTCTGGCTGCTCAATGCCTACCCATAGGGTTGTGATTGGCACATCGAGCCATACGGCGACCTTTGCGAGCTGATCCACCTTCAGGGGGGTTTTACCGTTCCTTAGGTTGGATGCCTGTTGAGCTGTTACACCTAACAGGGCCGCGAGTTCCTTCACTTTCTTCTTGCGCATTCCCATGTATGCGCGGATAGCTTCAGAGATTCGCTCTGTCACCTGCATATCTTTATTTTTTTTTGCTTCCATGTTTTAGACTATATACCCATTTTGGGACGCTTTGCAAATTTTCCCGTAATATTTATTTGCAATGAGAGTTCTTTAGAGTTATGGTTTAGATATGGGACAGACAGCAAAACCTAAACCAACCACATTTACAACCGCTGTTCACGCCGCGCTGCGTGATGAAGTCGAAAAGCGCGATTGGTCTTTTCGCCGCCTTGCTGAAGAGTCAGGCATCGGAAAGAACCGCATCTCGCGTACAGTGTCGAGAGACGAAACGCCGCTTGACGTGAACGAGCTTGACTCCATCTGCTCTGCACTAAGAGTTTCACCTCTTAGCATCTTGCGGGCGGCGCAAGACCTCCTTGATACATCTCTATTGGCTACTGCGTAAGAACAAAGAAGAAAGCCGCCGCTCCTACCGTTGCATATAGGGGCGGCGGCTTTCTAGCCACATGAGAACCGTTTAATCAGAAGATCTAGTTTACTGATTTACATCATCAAGTCTAACAGTTTCACACAGTGTAACGAATGATGACCGCGTCACCATATCAGCGTATTTTCAACGGGCGCGAGCGCGGGATATGTCTTTAGTTCGTTGTGTTTGCGGGGTTCCCTATTTAGGGGCGGGCTGGGAGGGGTTTTCAAGTCCCCCCTCGCGCACTATAAAAACACTAGTCAGAGCGTTTTTATCTCCCTGTTGATGACACGGTACGGCTTTTTGATGACAGAGAGATAGGTTATAGCTATGGCTACTGTTAGAAAGAGAATAAGGAAAGATGGCACCGTGGCTTTTGCGGTGACATGGCGTGAAGGTGGAAAGCAAACTTCACGGACGTTCGAGCTTGAAAGCGATGCTAGGATGCTCGCTGATTTTTTGAGTGCGAACAATAATTCATTTACGCAAGCTGCGGCGGCGGCCAGCACGGTTATTAGTAGGTACCCTTCTGTTGATGACACGATACGGCGGCATATTGAGTCTCTTACTTCTGTTACGGCTGGTACGAGAGAGAAGTATAGCCGCATTCATGATCGGCATATTATGCCTGTCTTAGGTGGTATCTCCATTGATAAGCTGCGGCGCGAGGATGTGGTGAGATGGTTCAACACGTTAGGGTTGTCTGCTAAGACTAAGAAGAATATCCACTCTCTACTATCTGCTGCTTTATCTTCTGCTGTGCGAGAGGGGCTTATCGAGAGTAACCCGGCTGCGGGGATTCGAGCTGAAAGGGAGCTACCCAAAAAAGCCCCGGTCTTCCTGACACGCGAGCAATTCGAACTGATTGCCTCTACTACTGATTTCCGCTACTCGCTGTTTGTGCGATTCCTTGAAGGTACCGGCCTGCGGTTTGGTGAAGCAACGGCGCTTACTTGGAGTGATATTGACCTGCGGCGCGAGAACGGCATTATCAAGGTAACAAAGTCCATCCAGGCGGGCGCGAGCGGCGGGTATAAAATTGCACCACCCAAAACAAAAGCAGGCAGGCGAACAGTCACTATGCAGCGAGCGCTTACGGAGGCTATGCGTGACTGTATGGCTGATTCTGCTGCGGCGGCGGGCGATCTTGTGTTTCAGTCGCCGTTTGGTGGGATTTTGGGAAATGGCTTTTTTCATCGGCGGGTGTGGATTCCGTGCATGGATGAAGTGGAGAGTGAGTTAGGTGTTCGCCCGCGTGTGCATGATTTGAGACATACGCATGCTTCGCGGTTGATTGAGGCGGGGGTTCCTTTGCCTGTGATTCAGGTTCGTTTAGGGCATGAGTCTATTACTACTACGGTGGGTACGTATGGGCATTTGGCAGTTGATGCTGATTTGCGGGCGGTTGAGCTTTTGGGATGATCGGTACCCCTGTTCATTCTTTTATTACGTTTTATTACGTTCCCTAATTAGGTACATTCGCTATAAGTGGCTTATAGTGTTTTGTGTAAGCGGGGCTGGCTCGAAAGGCCCTACTGAAGAAAGAACGAAATCATGAAAAAGCACCATTACCAGACCTTGAGCACGGTTGAGTTTCACCAAGATTCGACTAAGGCTTGGCTCTCGCACTTTACCACTGATATTGACCCTTCAGAGATTGAGAATAATAAGCCCGTCTTTGATGCTATCGACGCTTTCATGGGCAAAGAAGAAAATAGCGTTACCCTTCCTGACTCCCTTGAATTTGATTCATCTGATTATTGGGAGGCCGTAGCAGAAGCCCATGACGAAATCATGGAGCGACTGTACACGCATCTGAATAAACAACTTGCGCCGATTACCCCCGATGGGTGGCGGCCATATTTCGAACCGGGCAATGCGGGCCGCGTGTATATCAATAGCACCCCGCATGATGTGCAGGGTTTCCGTATTCGCACCATTCCAGGCCATGCATAGGAAAGGTAGGAAAAATGGAAGAGAACGAAGGATTCCAAACTAAAGCGGCTATACTCGTCAAAGACGCTCTCATGTACATTGTCAGTGTCGAGTTTCCATACCATACTTTGCGAAGACTAACTATCGAGAATCAAGGCCCAGCGGTCTCCAAAGCAGAGATTACGGCGGTCAATGATGAAGAGATCGTGTTTGCCACGATTTACGCTCATTTCAAGAAAAATAAGCGGTGGATAGATCATTGGGAAATGCGAGACGTTATCTATAGCAAACGGCACCTGAAGGACTAAGTAATATGCTTCGCCGCCCGGCTTATGGGTAGAGGCCGGGCGGCGCTGTACAACCAGGAAAGGAAAATAAGAAATGTCAGACAACGTTTTACGACTCGTGCGATATGGCAGCGATGAAGCTATGGTGACTCGCAATGCCAAATCCTTTGCGCTGATCCGTGAGACTTCACGCAAAAGCGGCGAATACATCGCCCTCGACTACAACCTAGCGAACATGCCCGGCCTCGACAACGACAAGAAGAAGTTAGGCGGCGTAAACGCTCCCAGCCTGACCGGCGCAACGATGCATAATGTCTTCGAAAAGATCAAGGCAGCTTATGGGGATGATGACTAATGAGCAAGCCACGTGTAGCATTCGGCCTGAATGCCCTGGCAGAGCATCTAGGCACAAGCAAGCAGAATCTCTATCAGCTTGTCGCTAAGCATCAACCACCGCATAGCGTCGAAATACAGGCAGGCACCAAAACCATCAAAGGCTACGATAAAGACGCTCTAAAGGAATGGTACGACAACCTGCCAGGCAGAATAACCGCATCAACAAAGACAGGCACAAAAACCTACCACGCAAGAAAGGACTCATAATGACAATGCCACAAAGAGGCAACAGCGGCGATGTTTGGCTTACCCCAAAACATATTATCGACGCGCTAGGCAAATTCGATCTAGACCCATGCGCCGCGCCGCTACCTAGACCGTGGGAAACAGCGAGCGCGAGCTTTATTGAAGCCGATGACGGGCTTTCGCAAGAATGGTTTGGGCGGGTGTGGATGAATCCGCCGTATGGCCGTGGTATTGGTGCTTGGATGAAGAAAATGGCAGATCACGCTAATGCAGGCGGGGGGGGGTATCTCTCTTGTTTTTGCTAGAACTGATACGAAGGCTTGGCAGGATTATGTGTTGCCTTATGCGAAGCGTATTCTGTTCCTTCAAGGCAGGCTGCGGTTCCATACACCGGATGGGCTACCGGGTAAGGATGTTGCTAATGCTCCTAGCGCGCTTATCGCTTATACGATTGATGATGCTTTGGCGTTGTCTGAATCAGGTATTCCCGGTTGGATTGTTGAACCGGTGAAACAGTTGAAAGGATAAAATGTTATGACTAATTTACAACAGCCATCCCTTCAGGTTGTTCAGCGCGGCAATGATGTTTATACAACAGAGCTTGTTTTCCCTGTGCGAATCACGCTTGAACGTAGTAATCCCGGCGAACTTGGAGTTACTTACGAGTTTTCTAAACTGTTTGATGCATCTGAGTTCTTCGAGTCGATCCCGGTCCCTTCTTTAGCCCTTGCAAAAGATGGCTTAGTCTTCTTCTTCATGGATACTTTCAAATCATTAGGTTTGAAGGTTGAACATATCAACGTCATAAATCATGAGCAAGTTGACTTTATGATACGCACGGATTCGTTCAAGCTGCAACCTAATTTCAAGCTGCCTGATATAGTGAAGCACGCTAAGCAGACGCTTACTAAATAAAAAATATTCGCCCCTCCCAGTGTTTGGGAGGGGCGAATATTTTTGCTGTTTTACGGCTGCTGTGGTGCATCCGGTGTGGAAGTCTTAGGGTAGTCTTCAGCAGGTACTACCCACCCGATACCGGGAATGTAAACTTCATCCTTCGAGCGCTGGCCGGGCGGGTTCGACTCGAACCGGGCCGCGTCCACATCTTCATGCTTAGGCTGTTCAGCAGGGGCGATAGCTGAGAGTTTGCCACTGTTGCGGTACTCTTCGAAAGCTGCACGAGAGCCGCCCGCCTCGACGGGTGCAGGCTCATTCTTGGAATCTCCCACCACACCACGGGCTGCGGCCTCCATCGCATCGGTGAAGGTCAGCTTATCGCCGGGTGACTGTCGCCCGCCAATGAGCGCGCCTACAGCAGAGAGCAGGATAAAGAGAGTGTTCTTGATTTCCTCAGGCAAACGGATGTCTGCCAACTCAAGGCCGTATGCGAGAAGAACAACGATGCTTGATGCGATAGCGGTTCCGATGGTTGCACCCTTGGTTACACCGCCTACATAACGGGTTTCGTTCATTAGTTTACCTCTGCTTTCAGATTGGTCTTTGCTAGGGTCTCTTCGAGGGCTGCTGCTACGATTGCCTTCAGGTCTTCACCCGATGCATTGACAATCGCGGTACCACCCTCTACGGCGGGGCGGGCGTGAATCTCGTTCACCTTTGCCCGCAATTCCTGAAACTCGCGGTTTAGCTGTCCCTGATTAGAGACACCCTGAATACCATAAGCCCATGCTTCAGCGGTACGAGCGGAGTTTCGCATCCAGTTAGCAAGCTGCGAATCGCGGTTGATGCCATCGCGGCCAGGCTGCGAATAGCTGATAACGTAGTCGAGCTTATCGTTCAAGCTCTTCAGCTGATTGTTCAGCTGGTTAAACTGTGCTTCAGACAAATCAAAGTCTCCATTCTGGATAGAATTACTGATTTCTTGCGCGGTATTGGCGATTCCCTGGAACACCTTCAGAGCGCGGTTGTAGATGTCCGTCTTGGAATAGGTTCCGGGGCATTCAGTTGCGAACCATTCCCGATGCTCTGTCAAAGGCAAAATACCGTATGTCTTCCAACAATCGGCGACACGCTCTGCCACAGTCTGCAAATCCCCCGCGCTCATACGAGGGTTGCACTCGAACGTAATTGACTGTGCATTTCCTTTGGCGTTGCCATTTGCCCATGCAGCGGCGGAATGATCAACAATCACGCCTACAATGCCATCCGAAATAACCTCATGCGCCGATGTACTCACCGATGGGCTATCACAAAAGAACGACATGACCTGCTCCCAGGTCTGCTGCCACTCAGGTTTACCCCACCAATGTAAGGTAATATTCGTGATCGTGCGGGGATACCCGAAAGTAGCCTGCACGCGGTTACCCGGCGTAAAATTCCGTGCATCACGATTTGTCACGAGCTGATATGACAAAGGCGAACCTCCTTTCTAATCATCTTCAGAAAACCAAACACACAGCGAGCGCGGTTAGGGGTGCTGTTGTGTGTTTGGTTTGTTTGTTTGGTGTGTCTGTTATGGGGCGGGCGGGCCTTTGTTTGGGTCTACTCCTTCGTGCTGGCCTGGTACTGGTATTTCTTGTGACCATTGAAGTAGGGCTTGGATGTAGCCGTCTAGGGCGGCGGGGATTGGTGGCGCGGGCGGCGGTTGTCGCTGGTTGATGTGCGATGTTAGCAAGACGAGGTGTGACATGGCCATCGAGAGAGCGAGGCGGGCGCGGTCCTGTTTGAGGTATGCTTCTGCTTGGATTGCCCGTGTGTCTCGCTCCATCTTTTTTGCGTCTTCTTCCATCTTTTCGATGCGGGCGTATAGTTCGTTGTTTTGGTCTCGTAGTGAGTTTAGGCTTTCGATGGTGCTGTCGAGTTTTGCTTTTGCTTTTCCTGCGGTGGTTTCTTCGTGCTTACCGAACCATGAGAAGAAGGCGGTTAGCACGGTTCCTAGCAATGCGCCGATGATGCCGTATAGGGCTTCAGGTGTGTTGAGTGGTGGGAGATTCGTTTTCTTTTCACCTCCTTATGCTTCTAGTCGTTTGATGGCTTGCGCGATTGTGTCTGCGAAGGCTTCACGGGCTGCACCTAGCGGGTGGGTTAGTGCGCCGGTGGTTTCTTTGACTGTTACGCCTTTTTGTGCCCAAAAGCCTGGTTCGTTGTCCCATCCATCGCCGCCGAAATATTCGGGGTGTACGGTTCTGAAATCGGCGAACACATCCGCACCTAGTGAAGCTAGGTTTGCACTGTCGCGGCAATATGCATCGAATGCAAGCATGTTCTGGTTTGCGGTTTTTACGATGGTTTCCCCATCGGGTGAAGTTTTTCCATCGGAGGGGATGGAACCACAGAGAACTACTTTATCGAAGCCTTTACCGTATTTTTCTTTGACGATCAGGTTTGCTGCTGCGATGTAGCGGCGGGTGAGTTCGATTAGTTTTGCGGTTGGCCAGGGCGCGCCGGGTTTCTCGAACGTCTGGTTCCTGGTTTCGCCGCATACCAGAATGTTTTTCTTATTTGGGTTGAAGTGTGGCAGGATTTTTGAGACGGTCTCAACCATGACTGCCCATGAGATGCCCGCGATAGCGACGTTTGCGGCGGTCATGTTCTTCTCAGATACGAGGTCCGCGAAGTTTCCTATCTTCTGGATACCGTTGTACGTCCATTCCGCATAGTATGAGTTCGCATCAACGATCAGGTTTGCGCCGTCGAGACTGAATTTCTGCTGTGGTTCTTCAGCTGCGGCTTGGATGATTCGCGGCTGTGTGAGTGGCAGAAGTAGAGCGTGACTCATGGTTTATCCTTTCCCGGCCATTTGGCGGATGGTAAGGTTACCCCATCTCCAACCGTATATTTCCACCGGGTCGTTTGCGCCGTATTTGTTCATCCAACAACGGAATGCGCAAATAGGTTCGCGGGTGTTGTTTTGGCGAACAACAGAATAGCGTACAACGCCATCGAGGCGGCGCAATTCGATACCTTTATCGCCTTCTTTCACTGGTACCTCAACAGCGCCGTAGTGATTCATATACCCTGTTCCAGAGGTAGCAGGGGTAAATGACGATAAAGCCCATACTTTCTGCCCTGCGGTTTCTTTGACTACCACCGTGGCTTTCGCCGCGCCTATGCCCTGCTCCCACCCTGTTCTTATTGTGTCCTTGTTTTCGATATGGCCTTCACCATCGAAAGAGATAAGTACGGCGGCCCCGTCTTTTGACAGGGATCCGTTGAGGGCTTGCAGCTTTTGATTTCCCATTTTCATACGGCTAGGGTCGCCCTCAGCAAATTCTTCACCATTCACAGAGTTATGGGCATACTCGAAGGCTACAGCCTTACCGGTTTTATCCTTGAAAGCTGTTTTCATGGGGAATCCGCCGTTAGCGGTTGGTAGAAAAAACGCCTTGAGAACTTTATTTTCCTGGCCTTTCACCCATCCGCCATGAGCGTTGGCATAGCTTAGCTCTGAGAGCGGCATTTCAGTTTCGCTATCTGCGGCTTGGTAGCGCGAGTATGACCATGCTGATTTACCGGCGGGGTTCACAGCTCGCACCTGATAGATGCCACGCATACCCGCCGCCGTGTCAAACTCATACGAGGTTCCTGTTACACTCACAGGGTTAGCACCGTCGATAGAGACTTCATAGCTTATTGCGCCTGGCACTGCCTGCCAGGTTGCGGTTGTCATTGCCATCTCTTACCACTCTCTCCTAGCCGATACCAGGGGCATCCGGGCGGCCCCCTGTTGCTACCTGCTCATTAGCCACATAGCCTAGCGTGAGGCCTTGGCCTTCAGGTTTGACGAAAATCAGCAGGCCGGGGGCAGACGGTGCAGCGCCGGTCGAAGTTTTCCAGGTTATACCCGCCGGGTGCGATACCACAGCGGTTGTATACACAGCCTGCACCGGGGCATTAGTCAGCTCATACGTGCCAGAGCTAATAGTTTTGATTGGCGGCGTGGTAGCATCCACACCATCGCGGCCAGGGTTACCCTGATCTCCCTTAGGGCCAGGTTCACCCTTTGGGCCAGCCGGGCCAGGTTCGCCGCGTTCACCCCTCGGGCCGGGCGTGCCAGGCTGCCCGCCGCCCGCATTTGGCTGCTTCGCAAGCTCTCTCTGAACAGCAGATTCAACAGCAGGTGTAAGGCTCTGCACGAGTTCATCTGCAAGGACGGCGCGAGCAACCGTGCGGGCTTCACGCTTCACCCCCTCAAGAGGTTTGCCGTAAAGTTCCTTATCCTCATTCACGAGGGCTACACTTTGCAAAGCTGCCATATTCTCAGACATGATCTTTTCCTACTCTCCCTTGATTGCAGCAATCGAAGCCACGAGCGTGGTTAGTTGTTCTTGTGGCGCGTTTAGTGCTTTGAGTGCTGTGTATTGGGTTTCTAGAATTTTGAGGTTTTCGAGGTATGCGTTTAGTTCGCCTTTGGCCCATGCGATTTGTAGGTTCCACAGCCAAGGGGCGGGGATTGTGTCGTATGGGTTAGTTTCGTTTGCGCCGCGTTCGCCGATGGTGTCGTTTGTTAGGTAGAGGTTTCCGACGTTGAGGTTTTCGGCTTTGCGGAGGATTTTTACGGCTTGGTTGAAGCTGGTTACATCGTGGATGCAGTGCCAGAATTTTTGTCGCGGCTGCCCGGCGTAGTAGTTTTCTTGGAGCCATGTTGAGGCTTCATAGAAGGATGCTTCGCGTTCAAAGGTCATGAGGTAGTCTGCGGTTTCGAGCATCCCTTCAGCGGTTAGGGTGCCAGGGTTTGCGACTACTAGACCGGCGGGGAATAGCTTCTTCAGGCGGGCGCGTAATTCAACGTAGTAGGCGATTTTTGGGGCTTGTTCGTCTTTGCCGTGGACTGCTTCATCTAAGAAGAAGTCTTCCACGCCGAACCAATCATGATAGTTGCGGGCTTGTGCGATAACACTGTCTAGGGGTTCTTCGCCGTATTTGGTGCGAATGTAGCCCATTGCTTTTTGCCCGTATTCATCGCGGTTGATTTTGAGCTGGTTTGCAAAGTTTGTGTACGAATCGGAGCCGGGGCCTTCACCGGGGCCTGAAGCCGGGTTGATGATAACGAAGGGGATTACGTCTGATGCTTCAGCGAGCGCCTGCCATTTGGAGCCTTCAGGTTGGTTCCGTAGCCAATGATCGGCGTAGAAGTATGAGGGTACGAAAATGGCACGGTTGCGGGCGCGGTAGTGTTCCTGTTTCGCTGCGATACTGATTGCTTCTTGGATGTTGCCGCCGGTGGTTGTTTCAGAGGCCGGGGCGGCGGTGATGCTGACGTGTTTTAGTGCACCGTTTACGACTTCTGCGGTGATTATCGCGCCTTCGTTTTGTACCACTGTTTTTGCTTCTTCGCGGGCTATTTGGCGTATCTGATCGGTCATAGGCGTTCCTATTCTGTTTCGATGCTGAGGGTTGCGGTGCCATCACCGTTAGGGGTGATGCGGATGCGTTCTGCCTTAGCGGCGGGGGCTGGCACATATGGGCTGTTCGCGGGGTGTGGCGTGTAGATGGTGGTAAGGTCAAGGGTTTGCCCGGCCTGTACCGTGATCATGCGGGATGGCAGGGGTACGGGGGTACCGGCGCTATCTCGAAGATTCGGGTACACCTCATAGGTTGCTTTGCCGTCTTTAGCTTCAGGTGAGATTGTCAAGGTTATACCAGGTTCGCTTGTCGTAATTCCTGAAGCCTGCCAGTCTTCTACGATTTCGCCATCTTGAAGGCGGGCGGCGATTTTTGCACCCCAAAAGAAGCTACCGTTTGCGGCAAACTCTTCTACTGCACGGAATTTGATTTCACCGTGCAGCGGTTCGTTTTTGCCGTTCACGGTTCGAGGGGTGACAAATTTTCCGATGACACGGGCTGTTTTAGTCATTGTGGGTTTCCTCGCTGGTTTCGTCTGAATGAGCTTTCGGTTCGTCGAGGGCAATAACGCCTAACTGTAGTTTCGCGTCGAGAAGTGCATCTCGAAGTTGCGCGTTTTCTTCAGCTAGGTATATGCATTTCGCTTGTAGCTGCTGTACGGTTAGTTCCATGTTTGGCTTTCCTTATCGTTCACGGCGTAGGGGCAAAACAATAATGTCGATCCAACAGTCTACGGCCTGTACGCGGCTCGCGTTGTTTACAACGAGCTTGCACCCTGATTCGGTTACATCTGTCACGGTGGCAATGAGAGCGTATCCTGTGACAGGTTGAGCAATAATGTACGGGCGCTGTTCAAGACGTGTTGGATAGGTTACATTCCATTCGTTCCATCCACCCGCGTTTACGGCAAAAGGCCCTACAGGGATGTGGAAGAAATTCTCTGTCTGTGTGAATAAGCCGTTTAGCCGCATGTTGCCTCGCACGCGGAGGGCTTCGGATATTGTTACGCCGCCTTTATTATCAACTACTAGGCCCTTGATTAGCCCGGTTCGATCTCCTTCATTGCGCATCCCAAAACTAAACCATCCTGAAGGGTGCATGTGGATAACACCGTTTGGGGTGCTTCCTGTTACCTCATGTGGGCGCATCTCGATAATTGACGAAACGGAATCTGTAGGGCCTTCAGGGGCAGTAGTCCAGATTTTCACGCCGGGGCGGCCTTCACGAGCTGTACGGAGAGTACCAATGAAGTAATTATCTTTCCCCATCGCGTCGATCTTTACCTGCTGCATCCCGTTAGCGTCGAAAGCCTGGATACCCTCTGCGTTGATTTTCACGCCCCGATCATGGGCGATAGAGGTTTGCAGTAGACCAGATGTGATGATCTGCGATGCCAACTGCTCAACCTGAATCTTCTTCGAGATAAGTTCAGGCGTAACAATGTTCTCGATCACGGTTGCACGCTGAAGAACAGCGTCTTCAGTAACTACGAGCTTCTTAGTCTCAGCAGACATGGCGCTAACAATCTCAGCGGCCAACTTCTCAGTCACATTCAACTGTCTAACGTCGAGAGTGCCAGGCACAATAAGATCACGACCATTGAACGGCGGGCTGGTTAGCTTCTTGATGCCTGCGATAGCGGCTTCAGCTATCTTATCGTCCGAAATAGCCTGCCCGCCGCCACCGCCGCCATTCTCAATAGCACGAATCCTAGACTCAGCATCCGCGAGCGCGGTTTCTGTGTTTTGTATGGATTGTTTTGCGGCTTCTACGATTTTTGTTGCTTCGTTTAGGCGTTCGTTGTATTTGGCTATTGTGTCGCCGTTCCAGGTGTATTTTTGTCCGTTGGTTGAGTAGTATGTTACGCCTTCGCCTGGTTGTGCGACTTTTAGGCCGTGTGGTACGGATGCGGGGGTTCTGAGTTGTTGCACGAGGTGGCGTAGTGTGTCGCCGGGGTTTGTTGGTCTTTGGTCTACGTAGCCTACCATTGTGCCGCCTGGAAGTCGATAGTGATTTTTCCGTCTAGGGAGCCGTTTAGTTTGATGATGCGCATTCGTCGTGTGCCGTCTGGTATGGAGAACCACCCTGCGGTTGTGACTGTTGCGATGTCTCCAACGTGGAAGCTGCCTAGTGGTGTTTTGGGGTTATCCGCTAGAAATGATAGCGTCACTTGGTCTGTCATTACCTGTCTGGATCGTAACGCACCCCATGCCTTCTGTGTCAGCTGTGTTAGTTCTGATTGGTCTGAGTCTGTTATGACTGCTTCGAGGAATGGTGCACGGTGCTTGAAGACGCTGGTTAGGTCTTCTGCTATGCCGATGGCTTTTCCTTCGCCTTCGCCTGAGCCGGTGCACCATACGCGGTGTATGATGTCTTTTCCGGTTGAGTTGATGGAAACGTCTTCGATTAGCCCTTGCGGTACGGTGGTATCAAAATCGGGTACCCATGTTTGGGGGATGAATGGGTAGGTTTCGCCGCCGTGGCAGAAGTGCCATTCGATCTTTGTGTGCTGTTCGTTGGCCCATGCGGGGCGGATCATGATGTCTGGCCCGCCGATGACTTCTGAGAGTTCTTTCCAGCGTTTGCCGATCATGTTGTTTGAGACGTTCCATTTTTCATAGGTTCGTTCGCGCTGGCCTGTATCGCCGGGTATTTCTTTATGGCGGATGGGGAAATATCCGCCGGGGCGATCCATTGCGTGCTTGCATAGCTCCCAGGCGATGTTTCCTAGCGTGGTGCCACGGTATTCTAGATGCTCCCAGATGGTGCGGTTCTCGAATATCTCACGGATGCCCTTTACTTTCAGTTCGAGAGTGTGCAGGGTTTCTTTTCCCCAATCCTGTACATACCCGGCGATAATGGGGTGTTCTGCCCCGTCTACTGCGGTATGGGTGAGTAGTACACCGCCCTGCGGTGGTGTGTACCATTCAAAGGATTTTGTCTTCAGGTCTTTCTTCTGCACGGTGAAGGATAGTTCTTCAACGCCGTTGAGGGGGATAGTGAAAGAGCCGCCGCTTTCCGGTTCGATTGGTGCGCCAATGTCGCCGGTACTGAGATTCAAGAAATAAAATTTGAAAGCCATAATTCGGCGGCTCCTTCCTTGGTTTTTATTCGGATGCAACACCCATATCAACGATGGTGAACTGGTCGCCTGCATAGCGGCGCTCTGTGCCACCGCGAACACGCCAATAACGAAAACCCCAAATATGGGATACAACGTAATGGATTTTGTGCAGGCCGGGCTTTACCGTCCAGACGCGGGCAACATCCCTCGTGTCGAATACGTTATTAAACTCGCGCTCTCGACAGAAGATCAACTGATCATCTAAATACACGTCATACCGTACAACGCCCTGATCGGCGGTTGTTGCGCTCTCCCACTGGCCAGGCTTACCGTTTGCGACAGTGGACGAAATGCGGATGTCGATATTTCGATCTGTAGGAACGAAGAACGTCCCTGCGCCTCGTGTGAAGCTGCCTTGATCTCGCGTTGCGTCGTCTTCGTGATAATGGCGGTGCAGGATGCCTAGCGAACCGCCAACAGGCCGCGAATACACGGGGTTTCCCGATTCTGGGATAGCTGAGGTGGCAGACACGCCGGGGCGCATCTCGCGCTTGGAGAGCATGACTGCACCTTGAGGGACAGCCTGGCCAATCTTTACTACCGCTGAATTATTGCCATCTGTTGCAGGTTGGTTCTGCTGCACATAAATGTATTCTGTGCGGCTCGTACCCGGCGATGCTGGCCGCGTGTTGATGGTCTGCTCTTGCACAGGGATACGGACGGCGCGGCCTTTGGCCAGATGCGCAACCACTGCCCCGGCGTTCACCTTCCACGCAAGCGTCGAGGTGCCTTCCACTGTGCAACCGTTAATAATGCCTGCTTCTGGATATTCGGCGGCGGTAATGGCCTGAATATCTTCAGGTGTGGTACCCACACCCTCCTTAGTGTTCGCTATACCGAATCCTGTTGCCATTTTTGGGTCTCCTAAATATATGTATCCGAAAAGTTCACATCAACCCATCCGCTAGATGGCGCGAGCGCTTCCACTGCCACTGTGAAGGGTGAGTTTGCGGGGGCGGTGTGCCATTGGCGGCGGGTTAGTTCTGCTGTTTGGTCTGATCCGCCGATGATTATTGTTCCTTTGCCGCAGTCGATGGTTGCGGGGTTTGCGGCTTCGATAGCGTAGGGGTATTCGATGATGCGGTCGCCTGCGGTGATTCTGAAGCCGCTGGCCCAATCGCCTTGCACAACATATACGGGGTTTGCGTCTGCGTTTCCCTTGTGCTGTATGGTGCCTGCCTGTGGTGGTTTTTCGCCGTAGGATAAAACGCCTGAAGGGGCGGGTGCAAAGAGCGGGAATCTTAGCCCGGTGCCTGTATCTGCTGGGAATAGCTGATAGATGCGAGGCGGGGATTTAAGGAACGGATCGGGGGCGACTAGTGGAACCTCGAACTCGACGGCGGAATCACCGAGCAAGGTTGTTTTCGGCGCGCCGTCGAGGCGAACACGGGCGGTTAGCACTAAGCCGTTGTCTGTTGCCACGGTGAGATACCCTAGCCCGCCATCCCAGACTAGACCTGAGATGAAGCGGGCGGCGATTTCGCGGGCTTCCATACCTGGCATGTTTAGTACGCCTTTGAGGGTGATTGTTCGAGCGGAACGGCGGGCGGGTGCAGATAGGAAGCCATGCCCAATTTTGCGTTGAGCATCGGAGTTTTCTACCCCTACGCCGCCGTACCATCCTTCTATGTCTGTTACCCAAAATTCGCCGTCCTCTGAAGGCGCTTCATAGGTGCTCATAATGAGGTTCCCATGAGCGCCTTCTAGAGTGACTTCATAACGCATTACACTAAGATGCCTTCCATTTCATGGGCGAATGCTTCGCCGAATCGTTTTCCGAAACGGTCAGGGTCCATGTCTTCATGACCCTTGACGTTTACGGTGATTCCTGATTTCTGGCCGTATCCAACGCCGGGGCGTGCAGAGAAGCTACTCGATGCTGCAAGGGGTTTGATGTTGCCGTGTGCACCGGATAGGTTCACGCGCCCGTCGATTTCGTCAAGGACGAATACGTCTGCCAGCTCGCTAATGCCATCTTGTGCAGCATCCACAATCGCGCCGGTCAGATCATGGACTGAATCAACAACCATGTTCGCGTTCTTGCTAATGCCTTCTGCCAGACCGGCGGGAATCCACTTACCTACCTGATCGCGCATGACACGAGACGGAGAGTGAATGCCTAGCGGGCCTTTCACCCAATCAGGCAGGCCAGAGGCGATGTTCTTCACAGCATCCATAACCGCGCCTGCGGCTCCCTTGATACCGTTCACAAGACCGTTGATGATGTCCGTGCCAATCTGAGTAACCCTTCCAGGTAGGCTAGTCAGAATATTTATGATGTCTGTGCCTAGCTGTTGGAAGAAGTTCTTCACGGAATTTACGCCGTTTTCAACGCCGCTTTTAATTCCGTTCCAGATTCCTTCAAAGATGCTCTTAATGCCGTTCCAGACGGCCTCCCAGATCGCTTTGATCAGGTTGAGAACGTTCTCGATAATTGCCTTGACGATGTTGATAGCGCCTTCTACAACGCCTTTTATTACATCCCAAACGCCCTTGAGAATGTTTTTGATACCTTCCCAGACCATCTGCCAGTCGCCCTTGATCACACCGGTAATAACCTGAATGATTCCCTGGACGATAGTTAGCGCCCCCTGGATAATAGGCACAATTGCCTGGAAGACAACCGTGACAATATTCAAGATCGCCTGGATGGCTGGAATCAGAATCCCTAGGATAGTCTGCACGAGAGGCAGAATCGCTTCGATAATCGACAGGAACATCGGAATGAACGTCGAAATCACGAGAGCGACAAGAGGAACAATCGCTACCGCAATGCCTGCAATAACTCCCACAAGCTGAACGAACAACGGCATGAGAGCCGTAAGGACATTCGAAGCCAAATCCAAAAGCACGCCCGCAAGCTGCCCAATCAATTGTAGAACCGGCGCGAGCGCGGTACCGATTTGAACAAGGGCTTCTGCGAACGTTGGCAAAAGCGCTAATAGTGCGCCGCCTAGCTCGACAAATGCGGGCAGTAGTTGTCCGATGATTTGTTCAACAACAGGCGCGAATGCTGTTATGATGTTCGCACCAAATTCAATGAACATTGGTATGAGCTGCTGCACCATAGGAATTAGCGCCATGAACTGCGTAGACATGGTTTCGAAGAACTGCGTGAACACTGGCCCGAGGTTAGCGAAGGTCGCTTGCAGCACCTCGAAGACCCGCTGTATCACAGGCAGAACCGCGTTGAACGAGTTCACAAGTAATGTGCCTACGGCTTCACCTAGCCGCGATAGTGGCTGCATTATTGCGGGGATCACCGGGGCTAGACGCTGAATCAGCCCTGAGAATGCCTCTCCTAAGGATTGGAGCGCGGGGCCGATCTGTGCAATGGCTGGTTGCAGCGTCGTTATCAGATCGTTTCCGAATGCAGCGAGAGCGGTACCGATGGCTTGCAGTACTGGTTGTATTGCGGCCATGAGGTTTGCCCATATTTGGCGGCCTGCTTCTGTTTGGGTGAAGAAGACGGCTAGGGCGGCGGCGGCGGCGGCGATCCCGGCTAAGATGAAGGTGAAGGGGTTCGCCCTGATTGCTGCGGTGAGTGCTCCTATTGCGGTACCTGTTGCAGATGTTGCGACTTTGAAGACGGTTACACCTGCTGCTGCGGCGCGGGCTGCGAGGTCGTATGCTTTGAATGCGATGGAGCCTGCTTGTGCTGATTTCCCTAGCTCTGCGATTTCTGCTGCGGTGCCTGCACCGCCTGCCATGAGCTTCCATCCTTCAGCGAGGTTCTTTACCGCGCCTACGGTTCCTGTTACCGCGTCTGTTGCTGTTTTCCATCCGTCGAGGGCGGATTTTCCGATGCTGATTCCTGTTGCCACGCTCTTGTAGGCTATGGCTATGCCGCCTACGGTTGCGATCAGTGCTGTTACCGCGCCTTGATGTGCGTTCATGAGCTGGGAGAGCTGGAACAGGGCGGTGGATACGCCTTCAAGGATGGTGATTAGTGCGCTGAATGCGGCTTCTAGTCCTGATCCTCCTACGGAGCCGCTGAGGTTTAGAATGGAGTCTACGAGCGGTAGGAATGCTGTTGCTAACGCGCCGATGACTCGAATCAGGTTTAGGCCGATGCCTGCGAATGAGTGCAGTACGACGGGCAGGTTTGATCCGAGTACTTCGCCGATTCTGCGGGCAGCGTCGATAATGCTTGCGCCATGCCCTGAGAATGCGCCGCCTAGCCTGGTAAGCTCTTCCTTGATAAGGCCTGCTGTGACTGCGAATGCGGTTCCTACCCACGGGGGTATCGCGTTCACGAATGCTTCACGGAATGCTGTTGCTGCCTGCACGGCTGTGTCGAATCCTGCTTTGACGGCGGGGCCGATAGCGCGGGCGGCGTTTCCTGCAAGAGAAACGAGGCTTTCGAGCGCGGTACCGAGCTGTGTACCAATGACTTTGCCGAATGCCTCTACTGGTTTCATCCAATCCTGGAAGGCCAGGAAGAATTTCGTAAGCTGCGGGTAAATGCCTTGTAGGACGTTAGCGCCGAAACGTCCCATCGCGGCTTGTGCGTTAGCGAATGCGCCGGGTAAGGTTTTGCCCATTTCGTCTGCAACTGTACCGGATGCTTTAGTCATGGCTGCTTCGAACTGCTCAAAGCTAATCTCACCTTTAGAAGCCATCTTGAAGACTTCATCGGAGGTTACGCCGAATTGATCAGCGAGCGCCTGATAGATCGGTATACCACGATCTGCTACCTGTTGCAGCACGTCGTTTTGGGCTTTACCGAGGGATGCCACTTTGTTGTAGATGGCTCCCATTTCTTCCATGCTAGAGCCTGAAGCGGCGGCGGAGTTGGAGACTGATTTTAGGACGGCTTCGAGGCGTTCGCCGGGTTGGATGCCTGCGGCGACTGCACCTGCTGCTGCGGTTGCCGCCGCGTCGAGTCCGAATGCGGTTCCTTTCACGGCGGCGGATGCGTTCTGCATGATCAGTTCGACTGATTGCGCGTCGTTACCTAAGCCGCGTAGTTTGGCTTGCGCCATGTCGATTGCTTTTAGGCGGTTGAAGCCTTTGGTGAAGGCGGCTCCTAGTGTTCCACCTATGGAGATGCCAGCGAATGCTTTTGCGACTAGGCCGGGGATGGTGCCACCGAATATTTTCCCGAATGCGGATGTTGCGCGGCTGCCCGCGCTTGCTCCTGCCCTATCGCCTGCGTTTGCAAACTCAGAGACAATTTGAGCGCCCGCCCCTTTGGTCGAGGCCAGCACTGTTACATAAGCCTTTGCAAGCTCTATTCCTCCTGCCATGCTTTACCTTCTTCCTTTGGGGGCGGGCAATTCTTTTATCGCGTGTTTTCCGGTGCTGCACCCATGCGCTTCTTGAGCCATATTTCGGCTTCTGTGAGAGACATAGTTTTGTTGCCACCGAGCTTTGCGGTGGATTCATCCTGTATCCCTGGCCGTGGTATGGGCTTAGGTTTACGGCGGCCCTTCTGCCCGTCTTCTGACCGTTGCCAATTCGCGGTGACAAGCTGATCAATCGCGGCTGCTAAAAGGTGTGCGTTCATATCCCACCCACCGGATAGGGCCTCTGCCAGAGCACCGCCTTTGGGTGGGTTTGCCGCAATTGCGGCGGCGATGCAGAGTCCGTATTCCTGTGCGAGGGTTTCTACGGTTGCGCCGTAGAAGCGGATGCAGTCAATTTGTAGAAGCTCGCGGTGTTTGCGGAGTATGACCGCGAGCTTTAAGAGTTTGGGTTCAGTTCTTCCATGAGGTCGAGGAAAAACTCACTGTACGCGCTGAAGGGTACCTTTCCGGTTTCGTCTCGAAGGACTTCCTTCAGCTCCTTCACCTGCTCTTCGCCTAGAATCGCTTTAGTCACGGTGAAGACGGCGCGGGGGTTTCCATCCTGCAACCCAACGATTTGCTCCATGAGGTCTGCATCGTCGAGCGTGTCTGTGTCTACCGTCCAGGTCTTGCCGCGAAGGTACACTTCTGCGATGGTGCTATCAGATTTCTTAGGGCGGTAATCCTGCGGCTTCACGATGCCGTACTCATTAGGGCGGGCAACAGCTGCGGGGCGGTTATTGTGCTTACGGTTCTTTTTCTTTGACATGTCAGGTCTCCTTTATGGTTTGGGTCTTCCTATGGTGTGGTTCTGCCCCGGCGTAGAAGACCCAAAACGCCGGGGCAGAAAAACATGAGGTGGTTAGGCCATGTACTGGTAGACCTTTACACCCTTCGAGTCAGGGTAGGCAACGATGGTTACCTGGTAGCCGATGGCCTCTTCATTCTTGAAGGTGACTTCGCCGCGCTCTACAACCTGACCATCTGGGATAACAAGGCGGACGGTCTTGTCACCGTCGAGAACGTCAAGAACATAAGTCTCGTGCTTTGCCTGCTTACCCGTGATCTTGACTGCGGTCGCGGTCGCGTCAGGATCGCTGTAAAACAGTTCGAGAACTTCCTTCTTAGTCTCGATCATGGTCATTTGGTAGCTGACCTTATGCGAGGTCTGGATCGTGCGAACAATGTCGCCGTTCTGCCACGCCTTAATGTCGCTAGTGTCAGCGTCGATGGTCTGCGTTACGCCATCCTCTGAAATGTATCCGAGATCAACGAATGCGCTGTTCAGCGGCGGCGTTGCGGCTGCACTGGTAGGCAGGGCCGTAGCCAAAGGCGCTTTATAGAAGGCACCGGATACGGCGACGCGAACGTTTGAAGCCTGGTTTGCCATATTCTCTTACTCCTTAGAGCGAAGTCTCTAGCGAGCGCTTCGCGGTTTCGTCTGTGATTTGCTGGCCTCTGATGCTGATTCCCCAGTTTTGGCGGAATCTGGGAATGTCTGCTTCTGCATCGGGTAGCCATACAATGCCGCCAATCGGGGCGGTGCGATAGATGGTGAATCCGTAATGTACCCCTTGGAGGGCGGTAAGGTACGCTTGCGCAAGTTCTGCGAGGCGGTATGCTTCGCGTTCATCATCTTCTACCCACACATCGAGAATGAAGTTTTTCGTTGCGTGGATGACTGATTGCGTACTGCCACCGGATGGGGTTATCAGAATGAACTTTTGAGGGCGCGGGTTTGGTACACGGGCGATATGCACGGGAATACTAAGGTTGTGTTCCAGATACCGTTTCAGTACAGCGTGTATATCGTCATATACGATCAGGTTTCCCATTATTTACCCCATCCTGCAACGGCCTTGGAGAGCGTTCCGTGTTTGCGTTCTTCTCGCATCCCAGCCGCTCCGTTAGCGTAGACATGGGCTGTTGCGGTTTTGCCGCCTGCCCTGACTGAAGTCGAGAAGTTATCCCCTGCACGAGAGCGAACCTTGTTTGCCTCTAGGGCTAGAAGCTGCTGCATACCCGGTGATGTACGGAGCGCGTAGAAGCCAGGCAGGTTGAGTACTACCTTCGTTTTCGCCATGTCGTTCTACCCTTCTACCCTCTTGAGGTTGATACGGTAGCCGCCAGCGAAGCCAAAGGGGCCATTCGTGTAGTCTTCAGGCCATCCGATAACAACATATTCAAGACCTGTAATTACAATCTTGTCGCCGGGGCTACAAAACGCCTCTGGTGCGTAAAGGTCGAGGTCTCGCTTTACGCCCGTGCTGAGGTCTCGAATCTCTACATCCGGTGTGGGAGGTGCCCAAGCATACACGGGTGTTGAGACGGGCGGGGCGAACGTCTTACGCTTCTTACCCCATTCGTCTTGTGCCCCTTCTGCCTTGCGGTAGTGCATGACCTGCTTTTGCGGGCGCATGATCAGCATTAGCGAATACTCCCATCCATGAGGTCATAAGCGAATGCCTTCTGTGCACCCACACCTAAGAGCTTCTTCTCTGCCTTGGTTAGGTAGAGCGCCCCGTTTGGGTTGGAAAAACTCACCTGCTGGTTGAACGGCCCGGCGGTCTGACTAATAGAAGAGGCTCCATCTGGGAAAGTTGAAGCAATAATCGAGCGTTTCACGATAGCGCAAGACACCATGATGATTACTTGCCGCTCCAATTTATCCCAGCGCGGGGCCGATGCCCGGATAAGCACGCCTGCATCTGATAACAGCTGATTGGCGTGTTCATCCGAGCCGGGCGGCATATCAGGCCAGCGAGCGCGCAAATCTTCAGCTGTGACTACTGGAAATGTGTTTGTCATGCTCTCTGGCCTTTGAACTAGATGGTGTACTTTACGAATGCGTCCTTATCGGCGACAAGCAGACCGTATTCGGCCTCTGCACGTACTGCTACGAGGTTGTTCTCGAAGAGGGAAACGAGCTTTCCGCCGATGGTTACTGCGGCCTCTGTGGATACGTCGAAGGTGATTCCGCCGACGGTACCCCAAACAACCTTTGTGAAGTCGCCGCCGAATCCGACGGTTGCGCCGGTCTCAGTGGATGGGGCAACCTCTTCAGCGAATAGAGCGTTTCGCCCTAACAGGGTTCCAGAGCGTACCGGCTCTGCGGTGCCATTGGTGGGAGCAGAGATGAAGATAGGTCGCCCGGTGGTATCCATTGCGGTGTTCATCATTGGTTCGACAATATCGTCGAAGACGAAGCCGTTTAGCTTCTTGCGGGCCTTTGCCAGCAGGTCGAGGCCGTTGTTTATATCACCGAAAAGGCCGCCCTGCGGCTGCTTTGTGGTACCGAGCTTCACGGTCTTAGTGGTGGCTGCGAGGTTCTGCTCTGCACCAAAGGGCGAAGAGGTTCCGTGCAGGGCCGCCGCGTCGAATGCCTTTGCGAATGCTTCGCCGATGTCTTCGCGGATAAGGTTCATGAAGTTTCCAGGGTTAGCACGGACAACTTCAGCAGAGACAGGGATGATGACCGCGAGCTTCTGCGGCTTGATGGTCTTCAGTGCCATCTTTTCATCGGAGACGGGCTTAGCCGCGCCTTCTGCTACCCACCCGGCGCGAGGCTTGGAGGTTACCACGGGTACAGCCGCGCCATTGGCGGAAAGCGGTACCTGTCGTGCGAGCTGCTGCACGACGGAGGCGCGTTTAGCCTCTTCGAAGTACGCCTGTGCAATGTCAGGCTGGATAAAACCGGAAAAATCGGAAGAACGTACTGCGTTCTCTACAGTCATAGTCTTTTACTCCTTGGTTTAGCGAGCGCCTAGCGCTGCTTTGAGTTTGTCTAATAGCGGGTCGCCGTTTAGGGGCATGTTGAGTTCACCCTCTGAGGGGATGATCGTTTTCTTGACAGGGTTAGCCGGGGTGAGAAGTTCTGCGAGCTGTTTTGCGTGTTCTTTCAGCTCTTTTTCATCTGCGCCTCGAAGGGCTTCAGCGGGTACGCCGTACTCTTTTGCGGCGGCGGTTCGCCATTGCTGTACCTGGTTTGCTTTTTCGAGGCCAGCTAGTTTTTCTTCTGCCTGCTCTGCGCGGGTTTTGAGTTCATCGGCTGCGGCGGCGCGGTTTTTCAGTTCGTCGTAGTCAGCGAACTTATTCCGTGTGCGTTCTAGCCGTTTTGCGATGATGCGGTCTAGCTGTTCCTGCGAAGTGATCGGGTGAAAGCCTTCTGCTTCTGTGGCTTCTGCTTTCTCTGCTTCAGGTTCAGGCGCGGCGGCTTCGTCTTTTACTGCTTCTGCCTGTTCTGTGGTTTCTGCCATGATGGTTTGCTCCTAAATGCGCCGTACCTAATTAGGTACGTAATTGCCAGGCGTTTACCCCCGCCTGTTTCGGGTAAGTCTAGTTGGTTCGCGGGTATATATCGGGGTATAATTCCCGCATCTTTGCGACAATATCGACGGGCTTCAAGCCAATTGAGTAGCCTAGCTCTTTCTCTAGTGCATCTCGTGCAGCCTCGTACCGCTTATAGTCTTTGTCTGGTTTGTAGCCTCTAATTTTGGGTGGTTTACCCCATGTAGGTACTATCACACAGTCGCAATGGCCGTGGTAGCCGCGCTTGATACCTGCGGCGGCTTTCTCAGAGGTGTACACGAATCCACGGGATGCGAGCATGCGACAGAATGGGCATGTTTCATTTCCTGCTGGCACTCGTGCAAAGCGCGGCTTCGATGGGTCGTTTTTGACGCTCTTGATAATGGTCTCGCGTGAACCTGCCTTGACTACGCGATCAATGAAGCTGCTGAGATCGCCGGTGAGACTGTCGAGCGCATCGGGGTTGTCGTTCAGGCGTGCCATTAGCCACCTGACTTTAGCATCGATTTCTTCAGATGGCATATCATCGGCTAGAGTTGCACTGAAGTCTTCATCAATCACGGCGCGGCGTAGGGTCTCGTACCAATCTGCGGTTAGACTTGCTGCACCGCCGCGATATTTGCCTAGCGTCTTCTCAAGGTGCTTGATCAGTTCATCGCGGGTTACGTTGATGGGAGTACCGGGCGGGATTTTGAGCATCCCGGCCAGTACTTCATCTTGAGCTTTTTCTGATAGAAGGTTGAGCGATGCGACGAGCTTATCTAGTTCCGATCGGATTTCATCTTGTCGAGACGCCATGCCCAACCTCCTATCAAAATTTATTCTTCAGGCTTCACACCCGCATCGACTGCGGGCTTCTCTTCACCTGAAAAGTTATTATCCACTTCAGTAGTCGCCTCCTTAGGCTTCTGCTGCTGTGCAGTGGCAGCGAGCGCTTCTAGGATTGATGAACCTTCAGCGCGGCGCTTGTCTGCAATGAGTCGTTGAATCGCCGAATCGTCATAGCCTAGCTTTTCTAGGATGACAGGTGATTGTGCGAGCCACGGCATGACTTGGACTTGCTTCAGCACTGCATCGGCTGCGGCTGCATCTGAGACATGCACGGTGGGAGCGAACCAGGCTTCTACCTTTGTTAGCCCCTCGATCTTAGACGGGTCGTTGATACCCTCTCGAAGCATTACCGCTGTTACACCTATACGATTCAGTGCTGATTTGAAGCCTCGAATGGTTCTATCTGCTGCCAATCGGAGCGGGTCTCGCTGGGACTGGATCGCTGAATCGGAGGTCGGGTTATCTGAAGGGAATCCCAGTTCATCAATCGGTATTTGCGACTCAGCGGCCAGCAGGGATGCCCATTGCCGCAACTGATCCGTGTGCGGCTGCATACTCATTTGTGAGAACTGCCCTACCTGTGGCACCTGTCCGTCTTCATCCCGTGAGATGGTCAGCATTTTAGACATGACCGCTGACCATTTGGAGCCGGTCAGTGCGTCTTCATCTGCACCGAGTAGGTAGCGTTGAGGGCTTGCATAAAATTCGGCGCTTATTTCGGATCGCACAACGGTACGAATCGCCGAATCGGTCAGAGACATGACGGCGCGAGAGATACGCGAGCGCCCAAATGGCTTGCGAAGGTCTGCACCGGATACGACAGGAACAATGAGCGGGCGGCCTGTAGGGTTTGGGATGGTTTCAATCTCCCAGCCTCCGCCTGCTATGGCCTGCATGATGACTGTCTTATCAGGGAGGTACACGGTGACTTCACGCGGTGTTATATCACCGCTGTTCGATGTGTCAGCTTTGGTGATGGACAACCCGGCTTTGAGGTTGCGGGTGCGTTTATCCCATATGCCTGTTGCCCAATGCGCCGATTTCGGCAACAGCAGGATTTCAGGCTCTCCCTTGCTCTTATCGCCCTGCGTAATCGTGATGAATGCGCAAGAATGAGTGAGAGCAGAGGCGGCGGTTTGTGCGAATGTCTCTCTGAAGTCGTTATCGGCGACGATGGTGTTTAGCCCGTGTGGGTCTTCATCTTCACCTGCGGCAACGAACCTCTCAAATTTGATGCGGTCTGCGAGAACATCGACTGTTTTCGCTGGCCAGCCTAAGACGCTGTTGATGTTCTTCAGCGCGGGCGGCGTTGAGATGCCTAAGTCCTTCAGCCCGATCTTCTGATCGTAGTATTGCTGCCTAATAATGTTGCGAGCGCGTTTCTTGTCTAGGCGCTGCATCATTTTTTGAACGAGTTCAATTTCGGATGCAGATAGCGTTTGCTCTGCGTGCTGAGTAAACCCGGCGGGTACGCCTTGAGTGATCATACGCTGATTACCTGCTTCCTTTTTCCTTTTCGTCTAGTCATTTTCGCGCCCCAAAACGCGAGCGTTGCGGCTTCAAATAGGGACACAGAGCCGCCTTCCGGGGCCTGCCATCCGAAGCCGCCGCGAGAGCCTATCTTTCGGCGATGCGCCGATAGGGCCTGCTGCGTTAGTTCTGGTTGTGCACTGTGGGAGACGGTCTCACTAATCACAGCCTGATCAAACATTGCATGGGCTGCTATAACCTGCTCTAGCGAGGGCTGCCATATCAGAGTCTTTGACCTAACCCCGTTCTCACGGAGTGCGTTCACGAGATAACCCACGCCCGCTTTGCCGTCGATCACGATTTGCGCGGCGCGGTCTGCACGCTCTACCAGGAAATCCACGAGCCACGTTGTACCGCTAGATAGCGGCTCTGAACGTATGCCCTCAATGAAGATCGGGCCTTCTTCAGGGCGGCGGGCAACAGCGAGCGCAACCTCTAGCCCATCGGGTGAGAATCGCACGCCGTATACATCGCGGCCTGACTCTGGTAGTTCGCCTTCTAGCCTGTTCCATGCTTCAGGTTGGAATGCCTTGTTAGCGAGTGCCTTTTCATCCCAGATACCTAAGCCTTCGCGGCGGAATGAGTCTTCAGAGCCTAAGAGCTTTTTCATGCGTTCGAATGCTGTTGTTGAGACGCGGGCCGGGTACGATGGGTTGGCTTTTTCCCATTGTTTCTTATCGTCGAGTCTCGCGCCTGGATCGGCTGAGCATTCGATATAGAGCGTGTCTTTATCGCCTTTGAGTGCGTCTTCGCGGCGCTGTGTGAAGACTTCGCCGGGGTCTACCGGGCGCGGCGGGGTACCCATCATGATTACAAGGCCGTTTGGTGCGGCGTTGGTTGCAGGTACCATATCATCCATTGCTTTTTCAGTCAGAATTTGGGCCTCGTCCATGACGATAACATCGACTTCAGGAAAACCACGTCCAAAGCCGTTTTCACGAGCGCCAAATAGGACACGCGAGCCGTTTCTAAACTCGATAGCCTCTTGACCTGCACCACGGCGGATATGAGCAATGAACGGTTTAATATCCTGCCTGTTCACGATGCCCTGCATCGCCGAAAAGGTCTCATTATGCGTCCTTGAGCGGTGCGCACTCCATAGCACTAGCGTGTTTGGCTTGGCTGCACAGAGCGCGAGAACAAACCCGGCGATCATGTGAGTCTTTCCCACCTGTCGAGGGATTGAGACTACAGCGCCGCCGATGCCACAGGCATACATGCCGTTCTCACGCTTTGCGAAGATCAGCTTACCTATGCCGATCTGCCATGCGTCGAGCGGGTAGCGCATCCTGACAAGCTGCTTAGCGATCATTGGCCATGCCGTCTTTACTATGCCTTCAGGTATGCATAGGTGCCTGGCAACCTCAGATAGAAGCCGGGTTGAATGGGAGGTCTGCTTCTTCACCGTCTGGAACCTCCACGTATTCTAGTTCATTTGCCACTGCTTCAAGGTCGCTGATTTCCTTGTCGAGTTCAGCGAACCTACGCACGAGCGCGGCCAAATCCCTAGCAAGTGTGTTCTCAGAGTCTATATGAGCTGCCAGTTTTAGCCGCATGGCTTTTAGCCTGTCGAGCTGTGTACCGTGCATAGTTGCACTGGTCAAAGAATGTTCATCGTCGAGAAATTCTTCATGATTAATAGGTGGTAGATGCTTTACATTAGCCATTTCTGCCCCTTTCAAAAAGAATCCCAATAAATAATAAATATCCACCCTTGATTATAACTAATCAATTGTGGAAAAAACCGGTGAATATATCGCTATCGCCGGGGGGTGTTCGTCTGGCCCGCCGATGGGGGCTTACCCCCACCCTTCGAGCCTTCTTTCAACCGATGCCCCCTAGTTTCATTTTCACTAAAGTCTTGTATATGTATGCTCACACGTATATTGCATTAAAAACATGAAAATGTTTATTTTTTTACCATTTTCCTTTTGTTTTTAATTTAATTGGTTGTGCAATACGAAGAGTCTTTATTCTTTCTTGTGCTCGCTTTCCGCCGAGCTTTCCGCCGAGCTGCTGGTTACATCGACGGCAAATGATGCGGATGTTATCGAGAGAATCTTTGCCACCGTTTGCGTGCTCTTGGATGTGGTCAGGTTCAGGTGAGTTAGGTTGCTGAGAGCGTGAGTAGTCGAGGGCAACACCACAGCGAGGGCATGTGTACTGATCATTAGCTAATGCTTCAGCGATTGCCTTAGCCCTGAGAGCTTTCCACTTTGTGGTTCCTGTTCTGGATGTTGCCAATGTTCTTACTCCTATCCGCCGGGGGTATAGCCAAGGGGGCCGGGGAAAGAACGAAAGACCCGGCCCCCCCTTATTGGTGGTACCCCCAGGGGTGCATCATTACCTCCCCCTGAGTTCCTGCCCCCCCTCTCAAATTGGGAGGGGGGCCATGCCTAACTACTGCCTTCCCCCTGAGAGAATTATCAGAAGGCATAGTTCAGGTAAGCCCCCTTAGGTTAGATGCTCTCACAATCTTTTGCAACAACCCCCGTTGCAACCGATACCACCGCCCCCATGTCTGCTGTACTCAGGCCGCTAAGAACATATCCCCATCCCATTCAATAATTGACAAGAGTTCTTCACGCGGGGCCTCGAATCCACAGTACTTGCAGATGCACCCGGCTACCTTATCATCCTGCCATCGAACATGCAGACAATGCTTCTTCATCTCTTCGCCCTCAAGGTTCAACTGGATAAAGAACTTATACCTACACTCAGGGCATGCAGCATCCAACGGGGTTAGTCTTTCAGGATTCAGGAAGTCTTGTATCTTCTCAACCCACCCGGTAGCCCATCCTTCTACTTCACCCATGCCGCCGATACCACACAAGGTAAGGACTTGGACGAGAGCGCGAACATTCCCTTCGCGAGTCGATGCGCTCCATTTCGGAATACCGAACCGCTCCAACTCTTCATCAAAGTCTTTGAGCATATCCAACACTCCAACATCAAGAGGCGCACCTGACTTAGCAGAAGTACCACCACCCGAGGCTTCACCGGATGGAGTCACCGCCTGCTCAAGCTGATAGATCAACCCATGCCCCCGGCCCTCCATATCATGCAGCGGCTTCAAGGATTCAATAGCTCTAGATACCGCGTCCATTTGCTTAGCTTCCTCTTTCATTCCTGCTCCCTGTCAAAGTCTTAGCGATGTTTCCATTTGTCCAATCGCAAGGCCTCCAAACATCCGCATCTTGATTGGCCGCCTTCAAAATTTCCAGCCAATGCTTCTGTGCATCGGATACCCTGCCCTTCATAGTCTTCAGCTCCCTATAGATTATTTCCCCGCGCCTCGGATGCACGAGAACCAGATCAGGAAAACCAGAAGGTGAACGCCTCGAATCGTGAGTGTGGTAGTGCTCCCATCCCAAAGCCCTAGCTAACCCAATAATCTCAGATTGAAACTCAGCTTCAGACCATCCTTCAACAATCCTGTTCCTAAAAACCTTAGATTCCAAACCTTACCTTCTCCTTCTTTTCCTTTTCTTCTCAATCTTTTCTGAGTCATAAGCACCTACCCCTGTGGCAGGCTTTGGGTGCTTACCGTCCCGACCCGTCCCGGCATATCCAGAACAGACACCCTCCATATTCGGAGAGATTCGGAATGATTCGGAGTGAGACGGTACGGCAAACTCACCTACCCCTGTGGCAGGCTTTGGGTGCTTACCGTCCCGACCCGTCCCGGCATATCCAGAACAGACACCCTCCATATTCGGAGAGATTCGGAATGATTCGGAGTGATGCTCTGAATTTACCTTCTGTTTACTTTCACCACGTCCGCGAGGTAAACGAGGCCGTCGCCGTCGCTTTCCCCGCGAACGAGATTTATGTTTACCTGCATCATCAAACAACGAACCAGGTTCAGCCGAACCACGCGCACAATCCTGCGAAGTGACAGAGGCAGACCCGCGCACACTAGATGCCTCTAGCGGGGGTACACATTCCAACCCATCACCCACAGAACCGGGGGTACCAGACACCGAACATGACTCATTATCCCAATTAGCGGGGTGCCATGCATGACGTTGATCGCCTTCTTTGGACTCTGCAACTTCCAAGCCGTCGCCTAAATCGCCGCTATCCAAATCAGACATGAATGCAGAAATTTGGCTCTCTGCATCCTGCGCCGAAAAACCCGCGTCCCCATTCAGGGACACACTCGACAAAATTTCAGGTGCGCTCGCTAGATCAGCCGAACCACGCGCACAATCCTGCGAAGTGACAGAGGCAGACCCGCGCACAC